CTCGTTTGGCGTAGCCCCTGGCTTCTGTGACGGCGGACTATGATTAGGTTTGTGAACCGTTCCGCTGTATCTCGGAAGGAGAAAATAACCGTCCCGAAAGGGTGAATTTGCTCAGCTGTTCTCTTATGCCCGGAGAATGGCTCTTGCTTGATATAAGCAGTCGGACGCTGCTTGCATGGCATGAGGTCTGTGCTTATCCTCATGTTTCATGGCTGGTCTTATTACGCAGATAGAGTAAGCACACAATCTGTACAAGGAGGTTAGGGCATATTTTTAAGACAATATGACAAGTGAAGAAAGAAAAGAAGCTCGATACCAGAGGAGAAAAGCATCGAGACAGAGGAGACGTGAGGAACGGTTAAAGGAATATGACGATTTTGACCGGGTTAAGGATGCGAACAACCTCATAACTGCCTTTAAGAAATCAAAATCCGGAGTTGACTGGAAAGCATCCGTACAGCGGTATGAAATGAATCTGCTCAGGAATATCAACAACACCGTAAAGGCGTTGGAATCCGGAGAGAATGTGTCGCAAGGGTTTATTGTTTTCTGGTTGTGCGAAAGAGGAAAACTACGTCTGATAAAGAGTGTTCATATCTGGGAAAGGGTAATACAGCGTTCCCTATGCACCAATGCATTGGTTCCGGTTCTGCAGACTGGTTTAATCTACGATAACGGAGCCAGCATGGAGGGAAAAGGTATTCATTTTGCCCTGAACAGGCTGGATGCACACTTGCACAGGTTTTACCGCCGGAATGGTTTCTCAAATGATGGCTACATACTGGTTATTGATTTTTCTAAGTATTTCGACAACATACTGCACGAGCCTGTTTATCAGGATTTGCAGAAAAATTTCACAGACGAGCGGATCATCAACCTTGCGGCACAGTTGATCCGCCCTTTTTGTGCTGATAGGAAAGATGGCAAAGAGATTTCGCTAGGAATTGGCAGTCAAATATCACAAATCCTGGCGGTGCGTTTCCCGAATGACATAGATCATTTTATAGAGCAGGAGCTTGACGTACATGAACACGGCAGGTATATGGATGATTCCTACCTGATACATGAAAGCAAGGAGTATTTACAATACTGCTTAGAAGCCCTGAAAGAGAAATTTGCTGAAAAAGGTATCATAGTCAATACAAAGAAAACGCAGATCATCAAATTGTCGTCCTGGTTTACTTTCCTAAAATTCAGGTACAAACTGACCGAGACCGGCAGAGTGGTTGTTAAGCCGTGCAAAGATTCCGTTACCAGAGAACGTAGAAAGCTGCATAAGCTAAAACCTAAATTTGATAATGGAGAGCTGAACTTCGGGGATTTGAGAACGCAGTATGCTTCCTGGAGAGGGTACATAGAGTACGCCGATTCCTACCGCACAATCTGTAACATGGACAATATTTTTAATCAGCTGTATGTACCGGCTGGAGAATGGAGGTAAAAAAATGAATCGCTTAAAATTCAAAGGCAGCGACCAGTTTTATACTGGAGAGGTAACGCCCATCGGAAGAAATAAGGTCTCCATCGAATTTGTTGGAGGCATACCGAAAGGCATTGATACCTCTTTGATTGAGGCTTTTACTCCTGGAGGGGTGAAGTTCCTGGAATTAACAGGTTTCACAACGGAGTACAGACGAGTGGATGCAAGCCTGGTCCTCTCAAATGATGGATCTGTTTTCGTAGGCGAAATCATCCAGGAGATCGACCAGGAAAAAGCCCTGGAGGATGCAAAAGCATCCAAGAAAAATGAAATGTGCAGTATTTGTAACGCTACAATTATTGCAGGATGCGATGTCACGGTTTCCGGTTCCCTGGAGCATTTCCGACTGACAACTGACGATCAGCTGAATTTGTTCGGAAAGCAGATCCAGATCATGACTGGTGCTGAGAGATTCGAGTACCACGAGGACGGTAACCCTTGCAGATACTTCTCTTCTGAGGAGATGCAGGAAATCATCACAGCCACCATGGCATATAAGACGTACCACACAACTTATTGTAATGCCCTGAATATGTGGATCAAGAACGCAGAAACCCTGGAGGAAGTAAATTCTATCTACTACGGGGTTGAAATTCCGGAAGCCTACCAGAACGAAGTCCTTAAAGACCTCATTGTGAAGATGGGCTCATGAGGAAGCTGTTTAAATTCTTGATTTTGCTATCGTCCGGAGGCTTGACATACGTTTTAATAGAGCTTCTTTTCAGAGAGAGAAGTCACTGGAGCATGTTTCTGGTAGGTGGGATATGCTTCGTCCTGATCGGAGGTCTCAACAACTGGTTCCCCTGGAACTGGTCCATCCTCCGGCAGATGGGTATATCAGCCGTCATTGTGACGGTAGTAGAATTTGTTTCCGGCATACTGCTGAACCTGGTCCTGAAATGGGATGTCTGGGATTACAGCAATATGCCTTTTAATATTTACGGTCAGATATGCCTGCCGTTTACGGTGATCTGGTTCTTTCTTTCGTTCCTGGCTATTGTGGCGGATGATTTTCTCCGCTGGCTATGGTTCGGGGAGAGATTCCCTGAATACCACCTTTTCACAAAGGAGGAGTAGGGCTTTGGAGGAAAAAGAACTTTTAGAGCTTCAATGTAGCATCATCGAATGGCAGAAAAATATCATAGGGGAGCTTATGAGACTGTACAGCACAGAACCGGAGTTTCACATACCGGAGGAATTGCAACAGCAAATCCAAGAGGTAAAAGAAATGTACCGGAAGCTGAACACACCATAACCGGAGAAAGGAGGTAGTCATGGATGAAGTAGTGGTTCTTTCAATACCGCAGATCATTGTTACTTTCGTGGCAGCCATGGGGATTCCGTCAGCATTGACGAGTTACATGCTCAGCCGCCATGAAAAACGCCTGGAGAAGCGTGACGAGCAGAGGGAAAAAGAGAGAGCAAAGAAAGAAAAGGACATGGACACGCACCAGAAGTTACTCCTGGAGACAATCAATGCATCTCTCGCCCTCGGAGAAGCCACGGCAAGGGCTGTTCAGCGCATTCCGGATGCGAAATGCAACGGTGATATGCACGCAGCCCTGGAGTATGCTCAGAAAGTGAAACAGGAGCAGAAAGATTTCCTCCGGGAACAGGCACTCGAAAATCTACATGATGTGCCTTAAATTTGGCATTTTGCCTTGTGAGTGAATATTTCCTCACATAAACACACCAAAAGCCTCCACGAGCCTATAACGCTTTCAGAGGCACCAATATTTCAAACAGGAGGTACATAGAAATGGCAACCAATGTAATTTTAATCTTTGTTATCGTAGTCGGTGTTATCCTTGTAGGAACCGGATTGTATGTTTACTTACGCAACCGCTCCATGGAGGAGATCAGAGCGGATGTTTACCATCTGTTCCTTGTTGCAGAGCATACGTTCACAGAATCCGGATCTGGTAAACAGAAAATGGAGTGGGTTATCAGTAAGGCGAGAGGCCTCTTGCCTGGCTGGCTCCAGACCTTTGTAACCGATGAAGTGATTCTCCGGATTATTCAGGGCTGGTTTACAGCAGTCAAGGATTTACTGGACGATGGTAAATATAATAATTCGGTAAAATAAAGCAGAATGAGAGAGCCTGGGCGAAAAGCCTGGGCTTTTTCATATCCGGAAAGGAGCAGAGAATGACAGAAAAACAAATGTTTGATTTTCTGGTGACTGGCGGACTGTCAGAACATGGAGCGGCGGTTCTCCTGGGACATTTCCAGGCTGAAAGCGGTCTGAACTCCAGAAACCTGCAGAACAGCTTCCAGAAAAAGCTCGGTCATACGGACGATTCGTACACAGAGGCTGTGGACAATGGAACGTATGGCAATTTTGACCGGGATGGAGCCGGCTATGGTCTGGCTCAGTGGACTTACTGGAGCAGAAAGGCGAATCTTCGTAATTTTGCAGAACAGGCAGGAAAGAGCATCGGGGATCCGGAAATGCAGCTTTCTTTCGCACTGCATGAGCTGAGCGGTTACAAGACTGTTATTCAGGCTTTGAAAACAGCAACGTCAATCCGGGAAGCATCGGACATTGTTCTGGAGCAGTACGAGAAGCCGGCAGACCAGTCCAAGGCAGTAAAAGTAAAAAGAGCCGGGTATGGCCAGGAGATTTACAACCGCTGTACCGGCAGAAATGAGGAGGAAAAAGAGTTGAAAACAAGAAGTGAAGTAGTGAACCTGGCAAACAGCTGGTTAGGAAAGAATGAGGCAGACGGCTCATATAAGAGCATCATCGACATTTACAACAGCTTTACCGGAAGTTTTCCGAGGGGAACCAAAATGCAGTATTCATGGCCTTGGTGTGCTTGTACATGGTCTGCCCTGGCTATCAAGCTGGGATATACAGACATTATGCCTATCGAGATCAGCTGTTATTACCTGATTGAGAGAGCAAAAGCCATGGGTATCTGGATTGAGCAGGATAACCGGGTACCTAAAATCGGTGAGGCTGTTCTGTATGACTGGAGCGATGGTACAGATTACGCCGCTACAGACAACACAGGCACTCCGGATCATGTTGGCGTAATCGTGGAGGTACACGAATCAGCCGGCTATTTTGTTGTTGTCGAGGGTAATTACTCCAACGCCGTGAAAAAACGTACTCTCTCCATCAACGGCAGATATATCCGTGGCTTTATCAGTCCTAAGTATGATGCTGATGGAGATACAGAGCCAGTTCAGACACCAGGAAAGAGCGTTGAGACGGTAGCGAGAGAAGTTATTGCTGGTACCTGGGGAAATGATCCGGAACGCAGCAAGAAGCTGAAAGCAAACGGTTACGATCCTGTCACAGTCCAGGCGAAAGTAAATGAGATTTTGAACGGTTCCGCTGCAAAGCCATCCGGAACTACTCCGGAGGAAAGTGTCACAAAATCCGTTACAGCTTCCGACTACGCACAGAAAGGTCCGGATTCCTCTGTGGTTGGTACCTACAAAACGACTGCCGATCTCTACATGAGACACGGAGCCGGAAAGAATAAGAAAGCCATGGTTGTGATTCCAAAGGGAACACCTGTCAGCTGTTACGGCTATTACAGCATTTCCGGAGGCGTGAAGTGGCTGTATATCCAGGTTGTTCTTGACGGTGTGAAGTACACCGGCTTCAGCTCCGGAACATATTTGAAAAAATAATGGTTTCCGGGAGGTGTGAGCCATGTGTTTTGCAAAACTACTTGCAGTTATCTCCATAGTGGCTGTTACTGTGGCTTTGCTGGCTGTCGCAGGTTCGACACTGGCAATTCGCATAGCAGGACACTATATGTCGGAATGATTGTTAGAGAGCAGTAAAATGTAACATGTAAATGAAAGTCATGTAAACCACCTGTGGTTACTGGCAAAGCAAGGAAAAATATATCACGAATCACGAGCAGGAACCGGGCTGTAAGCTATAGCATCTGTTATAACATTTGTTATAGCATTACACCCGGAAGTCCTGTTTTTCTATACCATCTCTGTTGAACAAAGTTTCTGAAAAGAGCAATATCAAAAATGCACAAATCGGTAAGTTCCCGTTTGGGTAAAATTTCAAATCGGTGCGAAAACAATTTCTTTGATATAATTATCATCCGTGGCTTAAAAGGCAAATTCAGGCATTTTAGGCACTGTCTCGCAGGTTGTCATTTTCGTGGGTTCACGAAAAAGGTCAGCAACTGTCATAATGCACAATCCCAGGTTTTCAAAATGTAATAGATGCACAATGTAAGAAAAAACGTCACTGTGTACGTCACTTGTGAAGTTCCAAGTAAAATTTCCTGTTGAAATATATCAGCAAAACCATACGCAAAAATCACAAAAACAGAATTGCTTCCTATTTATATTAAATTGTAAAAAACATATACAGTTTCATATACAGTATATG